TCCCCGCCCCAAGGAAAAATCAGGTTTTCCTATAATGGCTACGGGTGCGGTAACAATCTGTCTGGCAACGCTGAGATCGGTTGTTGTACACAACCGCACCCACCATTTATGCTAATATCTGTCCATATCGTTTAAGGAGGATGTATGGAACAGATGTATCAGATAGAAAAGAACGTACCGATACCGCAGCCGAGAAAGAGGTACTCGTATCCGTATGCTCAGTTGCAGGTGGGGGAGAGTTTTTTGGTAATCGGCATGAAGATGCAGTCTTTATCGAATATGAATCTAAGGAATGGGAAGTCTTTGGGTAGACGCTTTGTTTGCCGCAAAGAGGGCGATGGCATACGGATATGGAGGATTGAATAATGGCACTTACAGACCAATTAGAACCTACGGCTAAGTTGAGGATCGTGAAGGTGTTGGAGGAGTATGTGCTCCAGCAATGGTGGAGTAATGCGGTCAACGTCAGGATGGGGCCAGCGCAGATGATCAAGGGCGAGTGGAGAGATGTACCTGTGGTGGAAGAAGAGTGAGTGAGGTGTTGTTTGCCTTTGCCGTTGGCCTTGTCTGTGGCTACGTGCTTGGCATTGTGATGGGAGAGGATAGATGACAGTACCTACCAATGTGGCACCCGATGATGCACGGCATGACTACATAGCCCGTGTCTACAAGATGAGCCATGCTGAACTCTTTGCCGAACTAATGCGGGTGCATACCGAGGCCAATCGGTTGGTTAATGACGCTGTGGCTGCTGAAAGGCAGGCGTGTATTCAGGTCTGTGAAGATTACGTACGCGAAATGGACAGTAACTACAGAGAACTAGGCCATGAGATTGCCGGGACAATTGAGGCCAGAGGTAAGCAAGAAAGACAGCAGTAATGACTGTGCGGGGGTTTGATGTAAAGAAAACGGCGCAGGCTTGGTTTAAGCAAGCGTCTAATCTGGATAAGGATTACTTTTGGCGCTGCATGAAAAGCCATAAGGAAAACTCTAAACCTAATGGAGACTATCCTTATTGTGGTATACACGCTGAAACGTATAAACTAATGGTCAACCACCCTTGGGGTCAGGAGTATCTAAAAATTGTCAAACTTAAATAAGGTTCTCCCTCAGATTGCTCCCATGTGTACCGATATGTGGGAACACTTCACCACCCTTAGAGACTTTGCCCGTGAGTGTGCCTCTGTAGTCGAGATGGGGGTAAGAGGCGGATGCTCTGCCTACGCCTTGGCTGCTGGTTTAGAGGCCAGCCCCTACAAAGGCAAGTGGATGCTCTACTTGGATATTAACGCCTGCCAAAACCCGAAGTTAGAGGAACTGTGCAAACTGTCTGAGATCAGTATTGAGTTTAAGCAGGCAGACTCTAGGCACGTTGATATACCAACCTGTGACCTTTTGTTTATCGACACCCTGCATACCTATGGGCAGTTAAAGGTGGAGTTGGAGTTACACCACTCCAAAGCCAAACAGTACATCATCATGCACGACACCGATGCCCCTTGGGGGTTTAAGAACGAAGTCGATGATGGCTCACCTGATCGCGGTCTTTGGCCTGCCATAGAGGAGTTTTTAGAGGAACACAAAGACTGGATACTGCATGAGCGCTACCGTAACTGCCACGGGCTAACCATACTGTCGAGAGCCTAATGCACGAATCTGCAATAACCAATGCTAAACGGTTCTTTGACACCTATGCCAAATATTTAGATGAAGGTATGGTTGTTGATATTGGTAGCCAAGACGTAAATGGATGCCTGCGTACTATCTGCCCTGATCGGTTTACCTATACAGGCGTAGACTTTCAAGAAGGGCAAAACGTAGACCTAGTGCTTACCGATCCTTATGAACTGCCATTTGCTGACCAATCAGTTGATATTGTGGTGTCATCTTCTTGCCTTGAACACTCAGAATTCTTTTGGCTGACATGGCTTGAGATTGTCCGGGTAGTCAAACCAGATGGCCTGATTTACATAAACGTACCGTCTGAAGGGCAGTACCATCCATACCCTGTAGACTGCTGGCGATTTAGGCTAGATGCAGCCACGGCTTTGATGAACTGGGCTAACCGCAATGGATACCCAACACGGCTCTTAGAAGCCTATACAGACCAAGTATGCCCTTGGAAAGATTTTGTGGCTGTCTACGTTGGCGATGAGGCTAATGTGCCTATGTATCCTAAACGGATTGATCTCTAATGAAGTTTGATACCAAGAAGTTTTACCAGTTTTGCCGCAACCTAAAGATTGAATCTAAAGAGCAAGGCATGATTACCTTGGGGGAAACCCTACTAGGTACACAGACCTATGTGATTGATGAGGTAGCCAAAGGCTTAGAAGAAGGCATTCACTTCTTTATTGTTCTTAAAGGCAGGCAGTTAGGGATAACCACTATCAGCCTTGCTATGGATTTGTATTGGCACTTCCTAAACCCCGGTATGCAAGGAACGCTTACAACCGATACGGAGGAAAACCGTGAACAGTTTAGAAGCACCCTACAGATGTACATGGACGGACTACCAAAGGAATACAAGATTCCTCTCATGTCCCACAACAGAAACCAGATGGTTCTTAAAAACCGATCAAGGATGTTCTACCAAGTCGCAGGCACAAGATCAAAGGGAACACTGGGACGCGGTAAAGGTATCACTTTCTTGCACGGCACTGAGACTTCTTCTTGGGGTGACGAAGAAGGACTCGCCTCTCTTCTCGCCTCCCTTGCAGAAACAAACCCACTACGCTATTACATGTTTGAATCCACCGCCCGTGGGTTCAATATGTTCCATGACATGTGGGTAACAGCCAAGAGAGCGCGTACCCAAAAGGCCATATTCTGTGGCTGGTGGCGCAATCAACTCTATGCTTCTGACCCAAACTCCGATGTGTACCGCGTTTACTGGGACGGAAAACTTAGCCCAGAAGAGAAAGAATGGACGCGAGAGATTAAAAAAGTCTACAACTACGAGATCAATAGCCGCCAGATGGCTTGGTGGCGCTGGAAACTGCACGAAGGACTTAAAGACGAAGGCTTAATGTACCAAGAGTTTCCTCCCACAGAGGACTACGCTTTTGTAATGACCGGCTCATCCTTCTTTTCTACTAGCAGATGCACTGACGCTATGAAAGAAGCAAAGTTAATAGACGCTAACTATTATCGGTTTAGCATGGGGGCTAACTTTCAAGACACGGAGTTAATTAAGTCCACGGCTAGGCTATCCACCATGACGATTTGGGAAGAGCCTATTGACTCTGCGTATTACGTGATCGGTGCTGACCCTGCCTACGGTTCATCTGACTGGGCTGACCGATTTTGTGTGCAGGTCTACCGTTGCTACGCCGATGGGCTAGATCAGGTGGCTGAATTCTGCTCTGCTGAACTTAATACGTTCCAATTTGCGTGGGTTATCTGCTACTTGGCAGGCGCGTACAAGAACTCCACTCTAAACTTGGAAGTCAATGGCCCCGGACAGGCCGTAATTAACGAGATGCGTAACCTAAAGAGGCAGGCTACCGCTATGGGAGGCTCTGATGCGGCAAGCCTACACAACGTGCTAGGCAACATGCAGCACTACCTATGGCGAAGAAATGACTCTATGGGCGGCGTTTCTAATAGCATTGGATGGGTAACTACTCACTCCAGCAAAGAGCGCATGCTCAATTACTTCAAAGATTACTTTGAGCGTGGTATGTGTAATGTGTATGGTGTGGATTTACTAGATGAGATGAAAGGTATAGTACGTGACCAAGGGACGATTGCAGCATACGGAAGGGGAAAAGATGATCGCGTTATTGCTTCAGCGTTGGCCTGTGCAGCCTACGCAGAACAAGTCCAGCCAAGACTCATTGCGGCAAGACTCACTAGGGTACAAAAGCAAGCGCAAGACGAAAGCGCCACAAATCCTGAAGGAGAACAGGTCAGGAAACAGGTCAATAACTACCTCAAGGCACTTGGCTTTTAGATATGGATACGGTACTGACTAAGCAAGAGATTATCCGTAGGCTTGAGATCATGCGCTCTAAGCGCAAGCGCGGCTTTACCATGCGGATGTTTGCCGCCTTTGCCGCCATAGGCTACAGGCACATGGAGTCGATCACCCGCGACCAGACTTCTAACTTTACCGAACTCACCCAACGTAAGTTATCCAAGGCGTTACTGGCTCTGGAGCGAGGGGAGGCTGGCCCAAGAATCGACATTTTGGGCAAGAAGTTTATAGGCTTTCACCCAAAGGCAAAGCCCGTTTTGCGCCGCAGTATTGGGCTTGAAATGACTGCCGATGGGTTCAAAATGAAGGTAGGAATCACCAATAAGTACGATTTTTCTAAACCAAGACTTGATGACTCAGTGAAAAAAAGGGGCTAATATGGCAGTGATGAACGACTATAAGTGTCCGGCTCACGGATACTTTGAATCGCGTGAAGCGGTATGTCCTCATGGGTGTACCGATGTACAAGTGGTTTTCTTGCAGCCTGTAGGTATGACAAGTGATCGTACCAAGGGTAGCGACAAAACCCTACAACAACTTGCACTGGACTTTAAGATGAGCGATGTGAAGTCTGTCAAAAAAGGTGAGGCACAACCGCCACGGTTTGCAAAGCCTGATAATCCATTTGCCCCACGATGGGGTTCTCCGGGCGATCTTGGCGGCTTTAACTTGCGCTCTGTCGGAGGTGAAAACGTATCCGGCATCGGTGCAGTTAAAGAATCATCAAAACTTTCGGGGCCGCGTATTGGCAGTTATATTGCCGACCATCAAAATTTAAAAGTTGACAAATGAGAATACCTACCGACCCATTAGAACGTGAGATGTTCTACATGGACATTATGCAAAAGTGCATGGTGTCTATGGAGAGCAGGCGCACGGAATCAGAAGGCTTGCGATCCTACTACCTGTTTGGTGCAGGGCCAGAAGAAGCGCCAGCACAATACAATAAAATCTTTCCGCATATAGATCAACTATCTGCGTTTATGTATGCAGCAGATTCTACACGCTTTTCAATCAACATTGGAGCAAGCGAATCTGAAGAGTATCAGCGCATGGTGCCTGTTTTAACCAAGGCGTTATACGATTATTGGTTGAATAGCAACGCAGATCAAGTCTTTGGTCAAGCGCTTAACTGGTCATTTTGTTACAACACTACCTTTGTTAAACCAGTTTGGCGCAACGGCATCCATCCGTACATGGTAGAACCTGCCGCCATTGGCGTGTTGCGCGAAGATGTTCCGTACACGGATCGGCAAGAAGCCATGATCCAAAGATACTACATGACTAAAAGCGAATTGTTCTCACGCCTTTGGTCGCACCCCAAGCGTGATGAATTGGTGCGCCGCATTACCTTCTCTCAACAAGAAACGTCTGACAATGCTTCCGGCATGGATCGTGTTATTACGTCTGCGACCAATCCTACGATTTACGGAAACATTAACTTAAACTTGACTGGCGTAAACCGTTACGTGCCGATGATTGCCGAAGATACGGTAATGATGCACGAACTGTGGATTTATGATGACGAGATTGATGATTACCTATGCGTCACGATTGCTGAACCAAACGTAATAATCTTTGATCGCTCATCTAAGATGATGTTCTTAGAAGGCGAAGTGCCTTTTGTTCAGATTTCTCCTAACCCGCAATATGATTACTATTGGGGACAGTCTGAAGTACAGCGTTTAATCTTTTTGCAAGACATGAGGAATAAGCGTACTACCCAGATCATGCAATTGCTGGACAAACAAGTAGACCCACCCACGGTATTACAAGGCTTTGGTGGCCTTTTGGACGAGAAAACCTTTGCCCTACGCCGCGCTGGTGGCCTATTGGCTAACGATATGCCCAATGGCAAGGTCGAACAGTTTGCTCCAGACATTCCAAATGACATATTTCGTGAGATTGCTGAGATTGATGCCATGTTTGCGGAGGCTTCAGGTATCGTTTCCGTTCTGCAAGGCCGGGGTGAAAGTGGTGTTAGAAGCGCTGGACACGCCTCCCAACTGGCTAGACTCGGCTCTTCACGGGCTAAAAAGCGTGCTTTGGTCATTGAAAGCGCCTTGGAGAAACTGGCTACCCTCTATTTGAAGATGATGATGGTATATGATGAT